GATCAATTGCTTTTAGAACTGTTTCGTTTGCATCAGCCGTAGTACCTTCAAAAGATATACCGCCTTCAGCTGCAGCGATTGAGCCAACTAAAGTATTACTATCATTACCGAGTTTTTGATAAAGCTCGACAAAATTTTCATTAATTTTCTGGCCAGCTTGACGTAATGTATCACCACTTCCATCATTGGCAAAGGAGCCGGTCGATATGTTCTGACGAGTCATTATTACCTCTAATTCGTTTTATCTATTTATACTACTTTATCGAAGTGTCCTGCGGTTATCGCTAGTGGACCTTCCATTTTAAAATCTGCTGGGTATGGAGTATTTATAGGTATCGTTGCAGCGTATAATACTCTACGATCGGCACCTTGTAACGCGTTGTAATCACTTGACCAACTACCACCAGCGGTTGTGACTTCAGTTCCTTCATACATATCAGAGCTTGGCTGCACTTCTACGCTTGTTTGAATCCAATTTCTAAGATTCTCGTATGTCCAACTTCTATTGTATTGCATAACCACGGCCATTAGACCTGCACCTACTGGACATGCAGCGCTTGTTCCACTAAACCTTGTATCTCGACACGCACTAATAGCACTTAAATCTGCATATTCTCCATCACTTCTACTTGTATCAGTTCCGTAGGTTGCATCTGGACAAGCGGCTAACGTTCCGTCTCCTGGTGCAAAGAAGTCAATTGCATTTCCACAATCACTATAATTTACTTTTCTATCTTGATCATAACTATTTGTCATATCATCATCTAAACACCCAACATTAATCGCAGGAAATTTAACCGTAGTATTTCCTTGAGATGTCTGGCTTTCAGTTTTTCCTATATGTTGTGGAAACCCTCTACGATTAGTTGATCCTGTTACATTGTAACCAAATTCTGTAAATGTATCTTGATAAAAGGTATTTGTATTATTATTTGATATACGATTATCATAATTTGGGTGATCAGGATTATATTGTGGTTGATTACTATTTCCTGCTGCCATTACACATATAACACCTGCTTGAGTTAACTCATCTCCAGCTTGCGTTGTACTATTATCGTACATTTCTGATTTCCAACGACCGCTGTCGCCTGTCTGACCTAACCAACTAATAAAATTTGGTTCGCTTGTATAACCACCATAAGAAGCAGCACCATCGGTTCTAAAATAATAATAAGATCCGCTTTTAGTAGATGATCTAAATCCCCAGCTATTTGAGCTAATTGTTGGATCTCTTGTTCCAAAAACAGGATTTACTGGTTTATTTTGATGAAATACTTTTTGTACATCAAAACCTATTTCAAAGCTACCAACATTATATGTATCTCCATATAAATTTAAATGCCATTTATTACAATTATATGCCCATCCGTGTGTACGTCCGTATATTAAACTGGCACATTGTGTACCATGATCAGCGTCGTATGCTAATGTTGTTGGAGAACCATGTACAAGATCTCTTGTATAATTTGTTGACACTAATATATTTCCGAATGAAGCAAATGCCGGGCTACGTTGAGCAGAATCTCTCCACCACGCTTGCGCCGCAGACTCGGTCGGTACAACCGTTCCGTCCCATCGTGTTTCTAATCTACTATCAGGATTTGCATTAAACCAATCTGGATCAATATAATATGGACCATCAAGAACCACATCTAATACGTCGCAATATCCAGATCGATCTAAAACATTTCCAGGTTTGTAGTCAACCGGATTCACTGCATTGTTTACACCTTTATTAATAAATTCAGTGTGAGCAATCCATGTACCGTTATCTGCACATATCACATCAACATTTTCGCCACCACCTTGTTGTTGTACTTTAGAGCTTATACGATCTTCTTCGTTTGTTGAAGAAGTTTTCCATGGATTTTGTTTTGTTTGCATTCGATATAATGCAGTAGTTCTGTTTATACTTGGCTCTGCATTTGTAAACTCTGTTCTAATATTACCAGACACATCAGTCCAAGTTTGGTAATTATTATATGCAGTATCCCATCGATCCTTTGCAGTTCCCCATATCTGATTTTTTAATTCATCAGGAGGTGGCATATATGTTTCAGGGTATCTATTTGGACTTTCATTAATTACTTTAACGCGATCATCAGATTTCAAAGTAGTTGCTTCATCTTCTGTTAAAGAGAATTCACCACGTACATCGCTATGTTCTTTCGCATCAGTACAATAAACGACCCGATCTGGTATTGTTTCAGGTGTTGAATAGGATGACTTAAGCTCTGCGCTTATTTCATCATACTGTTCCTTCGTATATGTTGTTACTACGTAATACTTTTCGCTCATCTTATCACACTATGTTTATTGTGTTTCCCATACCTGAATGCACAGTACATTGATAATACAAGGTAGATGGTGCACCCATCGGAACCTTAAATACTACCGTTCCTACAGCTTGTGTATTTCCTGATACTCCATCAGCATATGCAGATCCGCCGTTACTTACACGTATTTGAAATGGATGGCCAGAAGCATTTACTACAAAGTAATATGTTTCGCCTCTTCTTAAATAAAGAACAGGATCATTAGTAGTAGAAGTAAACCAATGGTTTTCTGCATCTGAGAATGTATAATTACTTGCTCCGCTATTTCCAACATTAAATGTGTGCGAACCTTTTGACATAGGATGCCATGCACTATGTTCATAAATTTCCATTTGATTATTTGATGTATTGTAGATAATTTCACCGTTAGACGCTGATAATGAATTACGCTCGGCTGTTGTCATACTGCCAACTCTAAATCCGCCACCTGCGCCACTGTTTTGGCTAATAGTTACAGAGCCACTTGTAATCATATCAATATCAGTAGATGATGTAAGAGTAGGAGTACCTGTTGCTTGAGATGTAATATTGTCAACAACAAGTCCAGTAGAATTAAAATATCCTACATCCGTACCACCGACACGAATATCGATTTGATCATCAGTACTTGCATGTAAACTCGTATCTCCGTCAGCATCTAATACTAACTCAGTACCATTCATATCAATAGAAGATCCTTGAGAAACGTATGTATTAGCATCAACCGAATAAGTTCCAGATCCATTTGTTTTCATGAATCCTGCACTTGGAAAGTCTCCATCTACAACTACATCAGCATGAGACGTTTCACTTGTTAGATAAGATTGTAAGTCACTTATCTGAGATTCAGTAATTGACAAGGCAGCTTGATGAGCCGTTACATCGCTTTCAGTTACAGTGTAACTTGTTAGATAGCTTGATAAATCTGGTGGAGTATATGTGTATACACCCGTACCATTATTGTATGATAAATTAGCTGTTCCCGCAGATGCAACGGAGACACTAAAGTCTGCATAAGTCAGACCTCCGCCTCCACCACCACCGCTTACATCAGTGGCAGCTATAAACATTCCTTGCGCTGAATCCCATTTTAATATTTTATTGTTTGAGATACCAGACATATTAACATTAGATAATTCACCGATACTATCAACACCCTCTCGTGCTTGTACATATGCACTATCAATAAGAGCAATAGTCTTGGCCGAGTCAATTCCTGTGCCAATATCATCATAGTCTGCAAGTTTTATCCAGGCTCCGGCGTGAGCATAATATGCCTTTCCTTCACTATGTACATGCGCAAACATACCGTGATAAGGACCAGCACCTGGTAATGCACCAAGAGAGTCATAGTTATTTGAATATAATATTTTATGCGTTCCAAAATCTACATCAGAATCGCCTGCTATTTGATTTAAGTTTGTTGTCAAAACTTGTGCGTTATCTAATGCTTGTGCAATAGATGTGACCGCTGCTGAATCTAAGTCAGCATTTTGTAATGTGGTAAAGTTGGCATCGAGCTCGACGTGGGTCAATGCCGTACCCTTAGTATTTCTTAATGTGATTGCCATTTTTTACCTCTAACTAAGTTCTACGTAATCTGAGTCGACATAACCAATTGCCACGTAACGTGGATTTCCAGCAGCTGAATCGTAGAACCATCTGTTTCTATCCATTCTTTCTATGTCGTTGCTCATTCTCACACCGTATGCATATACAGCGTCTTTTGCCGAATCATCAAATGTCGGCGAGTTAATGTCTTTTGCCTGGTCAATTCTACCATATGATGCAGCAAATACATCGGCAGGCATATCTTTGTATCGACCAACTGTTGCTTTCAAACTAATACGTTCGATGACACTATCAGAATCTGCATCATCGGGTAGATAACCAATAGGCTCTACTAATCCAAATGGTATATCGTAATTTGCCGTACCCTCAACAAATAATGGTGGTGGCGGTTCGTCAATATTATCTGGCATAACTAAAAGTTCAGAGTTTATAGAAGGCAGTTCAAGAACAACCTCACCACCTAGAAAGAATCCAGCCGGATGTACAAACTTTTTATATAGATCTCTCCATGTATTTAATGGTACCGATGATTTAATAAGAACGGAGAATATCTGATATAATCCACCATCTTGTATAAAATGTAATGACTCGGTACCAATAGTCGATGACGAATTATTTAATTTAAATATTCTATTCTTTGGATAATCTACTTCAATATCAATTCCAAAGAACGCACGAAAAAAACCTTCAGCCGAATACTTTGTACCTTTTACTCTATAAAAATTTGCAAAGTTACGAAGTACTTCACGGGGTTCAGTAAAATATGTAGAGTTAGCGCCATCTGCAATTGTGCCAAATATATATTCTAAATGGGTTAATGATGTACTTTCAATATCATATACACTAAATAAATCTTGTATTGCACTAATTGATTCATCAGAGTCTACGTATTCGTAATACGCTTCCATGAAAGCAATAAGATTAGGATATTCTTCTCTAAAATATTGCGGTAAAACTTCTGCAACACCATAGCCCCTTAGACTTGGATTAATTCGGTTATAGTCAGCGCGGTGTGACATTAATAGCCCCCACCGGCATTACCGCCTCCACCTGTTCCATAACTAATCGTCATTCCAGAACTGCTACCGCTTGATCCACCTAAAACAACATCAGTGTCTTGTCTATCAACTTGTGCTGAAGCAAATGACGGACCTTCGTCAATATCTAAAATATAACTACGTAATGGTCGAATAGTTGCTTGGTTTGCAGGAGTACAAGAAATCTTTAAAAAGTTTGCACCTGCTGTGATAGAACTCGGAAGAAACCCTGTAATTGTTACAGTTCCAGTTAATGCCTCATAAGATCCTATATTATCAACTTCAACTGTACCAACATTATCTACTATTTGTAATTTAGTTAAATTTAAAGCGTTTTTAATAGAACATACTTTATTATTAAATATAAACGTAGAAGATGATATGATATGATCTGTTGGAGATGGGGCTGCAATTTCAACCGGGAAATATATATTATATGTCGCACTTTGTGTAAGATCAGGAATAAATCGCTGTTGCATTTTAACAGTAGCTTTAGAGTTTAGAATCGCTTCACTAATATCGTCTATTTGAGTTAAAAGTTCTGATCGTCTAAACACTCCTCCAAATTGTTTAAGCTCAGTATTAATATAATCCTTTAGAGTATTAAAAACATTTGCTTCTGTTGCTTTAATTGTCTGACCAGTTAAACTCGGATCAAAATTAAATGTCAAAATAATTTCTAAAAATGTAGTAACTGGATCTTGAAATGCAGTATCGATTGATAGAATAGAAAGATTGGAAGCCACATCAGTAACAATAGCATCTTTTATAGCCTGTTTTTGTGACTCTGTTGTACCATCTTCAAATACAAGAGACAAATAAACTTTACCATAATCAGCAGGTACATTGTCCTCTCCACCCCACGCAATAGAATCAGTTACTGTTGGATAGTTTCTTTGTATCACAGCTTTATAGTCATCTGCTGTTACAAGTCTTTGTTGTGCGGCAAAGGCAATAGGTGCATTTAAACGGATAGATTCAATTGATTGTCTTCCACCACCTGCACCTGATTGAGCTACGGTAGAAATTTGCAAAATAAACTGAGTATTATTAACTGTTACTGTACTTGTCGGTGAAAATACTGCAGCGCCATTTGCTTCTGCACCAAGACAGCTGAGATATTGTACTTGAATCATTTGACCGGCTTCCGGCGCTTTACCAAAAGAAATGCCATCGCCAAAGTTTAATTCATAAAAACCATTCGGTGCTTCTGATATTTGAAAGTAACGAGAATTTGAGTTAACTGTAACAGCATTTGTAATCGGTGCGTAGTTAACATAATTAGAACTACTTGGTGTGTCATATACTCTTACGTCTGCAGTTGTAGTATCGATAGAATTGTCTTGAATTACATAAAGCTGTCTTTCACCCTTCTCACCAACAATAAATCTTTTTCTTGTAATAGCACCTTCATATATTAAAATATCACGAGTTCCATCACTGTTTAAAAAATTATATACTCCAACTCCATTATCTGTTGCAGTAACATCAGAAAGTGTTCTAAACGTATAAGTGTTTTCTCCAACAGGAGCAGTAAAAGTTGTACCAGCTTCTAAGACAACTGCCGAAGGTCTATTAAGTAAACCAGATAAATTTACATTAAGATTTACAGTAGCGCGTGATGCGATACGAGATCTTGGTACATATCCTAAAGTAGCAGCATGAGATACTACTGAACTACGTAATTGTGCAGTTGTAAGAAACGATTCATTTAAAGCAAAGTTAGCAGTCAATGCATTATAATGTGTATTATATGCAAGAACGTCAAGAACGTTAGAAAGACCAGAAGCTTCGAAGTCAAAATCAGCAAATTCATTTTTTTCTTGAAAAAATGTTTTTAAACCGTTTTTGATTTTCTCAAAATCAAGTTGAGTATTTTGAACTGTTGTAGCCATATTATCTTAACCTCGATAAGTTCGTTTCTATCACCACGTTTTCACCTGTATTTTTTATAGAAAATGTAGTTGTGATATGTATTCTGTTTGCATCTTCTTCTAAGTTTACTTTTACGGATCTAATTATTGCACGTGGTTCATATGATGATACAGCTAACTTAATCGCTAACTCTAATTCAGCTTCAGTATCCTCACTGATATTCTCAAATAATAATGTACCTAGTCCACCACCGAAACCTCCGTTAAATGGTTTCTCATGAAATCCTGTCATCAAAAGATTTTTTACAGCTTGTTTAACTGCCGCGGCATCAGTTTTTTTAAATAAGTCGCCTGTTGGATTTGCACTAAATGTAAGGTCAATATCAGAATAGGCCTTTTGACGAGAAGCGTTTAAACTTCCAGTAGCTAAATTGCCATCTTCAATTGAAAAATTTCTAAGTGCCATGTCCGATCCAATAGTTTAATCTATTTATATGTTATCACGCAAGGATTTCCAGAAGTTCGCCGTTTGTTTGCACATTACCATTAAACGTAGTTGATAATTCTTTTTTATATCTCGTAGTAAAATTTTCTGGCATTTCTGGCATCACTAAAATAACATGACATTCTAAATGTCCATCAGGTGCAAATCTATCATAATCTAATATTAGTTTATCATACAACAATGTATCTTTCCAGTATACCGCTAGATCAAACATCATTGCATGATCTGGTGCACCTTGCTCATCAATCAGTTGATATACAACTGCTCTACCTTTTGTAGCCAAATCATTTAGTCCGTTCTCTGTAAGCTGTTCGTTTTCACCTTTTTCATATAGTCCTTCAATTACAATTAGTCTGTGATTTCTAAATTTACCACTTGAATTATTAACTCTGCTCATTGCTGCAGCTTGTGGATAAAGATTGCGTGCTATTTGTAATCTCTCTGATTGTAATTGTATATGATTAAGAGTTGTCCTCTCTCCTACACCACCTAAAAATTTTCCAATGGTTACACCTTTTGCAAGTTTAGTGCCTGCACTAATAAACGGTACGCTGTTCGGATTATATAAAGGATCTGGTATGATTTGCTTTTGACCAGGATTAGGCGTAAAGTAATCATTAGATACAGATTCTGATTTTAAATATGCACTCATATTTCACCTATGCAAATGTCTCAAAGTTTTCTCTAGTAGTAGGACTTGAACTAGCTGATCGACCTATCTTACTTGGATTTGGAGATGAGTACTTTTCACTTAATTTACCTTCAGCAATTTGTGCGCCTGTAAAATCAGTATTATTTAAAGTTCGATTCTCTCTCATTTTTGATCTTACTTCTTCTGCAGTTAATTGTCTTTTAGTAACTCC